CCACCTGTTTCACATTCTCCCAGAGGTCTATCCAGAACTGCCGGAAGCCCTCGCAGTTGTTCCACAGGTAGATGAACGCCGCCACCAGGGCTGCTATAGCCACAATGATCAGGACGATCGGGTTCGCCAGCATGGTAAGGTTCAGGGCAGCCATAGCCCCCTTCACCACTCCGATTGCCGCGCTCACCTGGGGTATGATGGTCATTATCGTGCCGACCGCCGATATGATCTTTCCTATGATGACGAGGACAGGTCCCACGGCTGCCGCGACGAGCGCTATCTTCACGATGGTGTTCTGTATCGGTGCCGGAATCTTGCTCCACATCTCGGCGAAGCCTTTCAGGGCGTTCGAGATGTCCTTCAGCACCGGGGCAAGGACCGTAGCCAGGGAGTTGCCGATCTCCGCGCCGGTCTCCTTCAGGGAATTCATCGTCATCTGGAACTGGTCGATGGGGTCGAGCGTCTCATTGAAGGTGTTCTCCACGCTGCCTTCGAAATCGCCGAGCGACCCGGCAAGGTCATCGAGGTTGAGTTTGCCCGTCTGCACGGCGTTATATATCGCCGCACCTGCCTTGCTGCCGAAAAGGTCGTATGCTGCCTGCAGTTTCTCCGTTTCAGAGCCGTTGCCCTTCATGGTTTCTGAGAACCCTGCAAGAGCCTGGTCGAGCGTCTGCCCGTCTTTCGTGGCGTTCTTCATGGCGGTCTTCAGACCCATCATGGCTGCGGATGTATCAAGGCCGGACATTTCCACCATGCCCATGAACCCTGCCGCCTGCTGTGCAGTCAGCCCCATCTCCTTCAGCTGGACGGCGTTCGTCGACAGGGAGCCTGCGAGGGTATCCATATCGATGCCCGTTGCCTGCCCGGTGGCGTTCAGCGCGTCGAGCAGGCTGTCGGCCTCACTTGCATCCATCCCGAATGCATTTAGGACGGACGATACATTATCCACGGAGGTGGAAACATCCGTGTCGTTCAGCTGTGCGAATTTGATGAACTTCGCGGACAGGTCATCCAGTGCCTGCCCGGTCAGCCCGAACCTCGTGTTGACTTCACCGACGGCTGCACCGGCCGTTTCGAAGTCGGTCGGTATCTCCGTCGCGAGGTCTTTCACGATCTGGTTCATCCCTTCCAGGGTCTTCCCGGTCGCACCAGTCTTCTGTGCCACGATATCAAGGCCGGCATCGACCTCGTTGAACGCCGCCAGGGACGCAGCGCCGATGCCGACGATAGGTGCTGTCACCCCTTTCGTCAGCGATTCGCCGACGCCGCTGATCTTCCCGCCGACCTCCTGCATCTTCGAGCCGGCTGCCTTGAGCGTGGCGTCGATATGCGAATCTGTGTCCTTGCACTGCTGTTCCAGGTTCTTCAGTTCCTGCTCGGTGGCGATGATTTCCCTCTGCCACGCATCGTACTGTTCCTGTGTGACGGTGCCGTTCTTAAGACCCACGTCCATCTGGTCCTGCACGGACTTCAGCTTTGCGAGTTTTTCCTTCGTCTCATCCACGGCCTGTCCGAGCAGCTTGTATTTCTGTTCGATGAGCGTGGAGTTCGTCGGGTCGAGCTTCAGCAGCTTGTTGACGTCCTTCAGCTGCGACTGGGTGCTCTTTATTTCCTTGTTTACGCCCTGGAGGGCTTTTGAGAGGCCGGTGGTATCGCCGCCGATCTCAACAGTTATGCCTTTTATCCTGTCAGCCACAGCACGGCCTCCTTTCCGTTAAAATCGATCCATCTGCTCCTGGGTCGCGACTTCCGCGTAGTCGTAGTCATCGTTCTCCATCTCAGCGTACATATCGTTGACCGTGCCGATGGTCAACAGGTCAAGTTCTCCGACGGACAGCCCGATCTGTACGCACCGGAGCAGGAAGAGCGGGGTTGTCATTTCCCGCTCTGTCGCATGATGTTTTTTTTAGACTCGACCTGCTGCTCCACGTTCAGCCCCCACAGCGAAATGATCTGCGGGAGTATCTCGTAGATGGAGAAGGTGTTGAACTCGTCCAGCCACTCATCCGGGGTGTCCGGCACATTCTGCGGGTCGGCGTGTTTCGCCATCAGCCACGCGATGTTCTCGAACAGTTCCAGGCTGAAAGTGTCGAGGTCTGAATTCTCCGGGTCTTCCTCGTCGATGCCTTTCTGGAGTTCGTTCAGGTCCTTGTAAATATCCCTGTGGAACTTGTTTCTGTATAAACGGGGAATGGCGGCAGAAGCGCGGAATTCCACGCTCTTGCCGTCGACCTCGATGTTCTTCGTTACTGCCATAACCTGCCTCCTTACTCGACCGTCTCATCAACAACAGTGCCGGGGTCAGTGTCCTCTCCTCCGGCAGGTGCGGGAGACTCCGCCGTCTGGGGCAGATAGACCGCATCGTACCAGGCGTTGTAGACTGCCTCCGAAGTGTTGGTTCCGGTCTTCACCTTCACCAGACCTCCGGGGAGCGGAGATACCTGGATGGAGAGTTTCTCCGTCTTGACCTCGGTCTTGTCCTCCTTGGTATCGCCTTCCATCGAGGGCCTTGTCGCGCTGCAGTAGTACATGCAGTGGCGAATCTTCCTCTGGTCACCGGAGAACTCGAACAGCAGGGCGAAATGCTCCGGTTCGATATCCTTGTTCTCGACCAGGACCCCGTTGGCGTCTTCCGTTTCATGCAGGATGTCCTTGAGGAAATCCTCCGGCACGAGTGCAAGCGTGAGGTCCCCGGAATACCCGTTGTTGGTCGCGCACATGTAATACACGGAATCATCCGCATAGAACGGTTCGTTCTCTCCCTCCGCCTCCAGCGAAAGGCTGACGGATCCCGGAAGAGCGACCGGCGTTGCAAACGACGCCTCATTGTTCTCATCCAGCGTGACCTTCGCATAATGGCAGTTCTTAAGGCCGAACTTTACTTTGTTTCTTTTATTAGCCATCTTCATGACCTCCTTCAAAAATCTGTGTCTGATACAGGACTTCGTACATCTTCTCTGACTCGATCCAGACTTCCGTCTTTTCATACGGGAGTTCCCGGTCAGCCAGTATGTCTTCTATCCGCCCCTCCGTCTCCGGGTCCTTGGCGTCGGTGTAGAGTTCCAGGTGGAGGTTGTCCACCTTCTGCCACACCTTATCGTCGGCGAACACGTTCTCAGTACCAGGGAAGAGGAAGACGATAAAAGGCGGGTCCGGTGACTCGCCCTCCGCATAATGGTCATAGGCGAACGGGAGGCCTGTTTCCTCCAACATCGCCGTCACATCTTCGTATGTCATTTCAGTTTCCTTTCGATCTCCTCGACCAGTTCCTGTTTCCCTTTCTCCTCGGCTGAAGCGATATGCGGCTGCGCAGGCACCCTGCCGCCGCCCCTCTTTGCATGTCCATGTTCGAGCAGATGGGCGATCTGGTAGCGGTTCCTGGAATGCACGACCAGGTCGATGCTGTTCGAATTTTCCTGCACGTTCTTGACAGACCAGCTCTGCTTGTACTTGCCGGTATCAACGGGAGCGCCCGCCTGGATATCCTTCCGCACATCCGCGGCGGTCTTTTTGACAGCGGCCTTCATGTCATCCGTGGAGACCTTTGCGTATTCTTCCAAGCACTCCATGATGGCATCGTCCATCTCATCGATCGATACATTCCGGCTCATGACTTCTCCTTTTCCAGGCTGCAGTTCATCTTGAGGCAGTTCCGCTTGTAGCTCATCGGGTTCACATATGTGATGTTCCAGGTCTTGCCCTCTGCCAGTATCCTGTACTTCGTGGATGTGACCTGTGCCGTTTCGGAGCAGTACCGGACGGTGAAATCCGTGGATTCCTCCGGGTTCACCACCACGCCTGCCTTCTACGCCCCGGCGCCGGTCCCCACGGTTGCCCAGCAGGAGAAGAAATCCGTCCATGCGGTCTTATGGTTTCCGTACTTATCCGTGACCGTTTCATTCTTCTGGATCGTGATCCGGACGCGGAGTCCGCTGATGTTCATATGCCCGCTCCTTCCCGGATGGCGAACAGCATCGCGCGGAGCGTAAGCAGCAGTTCATGGTGGTCTGCGTCTTCACGGTGTTCGAACAGATATCCCACCGCGTAAAGCACCGCCACCTTCACAGCCGCCCGGATGCCCTTGAGTTCCTCTTTGGAATACTCCTCTGATTCCTCCGCATCCGAGTCGATGACCGACCACTGCTCTTCGGTGAGCCTCGCCACATCCATGCACAGCCTTTCGGCAGAGGCAAGTAACTGCTCGATCAGGCCATCTTCCTCGCTGTAGTCCACGCGCAGGTATCTCTTCATTTCTTCCAGGCTGACGATCATGTCCTCACCTCCAAAACTTGCGGGACGGGGTTGTCAGCCCCGCCCCAGGTATCATCACGCGGATGCGCTGCCGATCTTGAGGATCTGCACTGCCTCCGGCAGGATGAGCTTGCCGTCGACACGCTCCTTGGCAACGTATCCGATCATCCCGTTCCCGGCGAAGAGTTCCCTCAGTTCAGAGAAGGAACGGCTGCCGCGGTCACCGATGTTGTAGTAGCTGTAATCACCGAATGCGATGCCGTCTTCCGGTGCGAACGCGGAAGTGTAGACGGGATAGCCGAGCAGCCTGTCCGGCTCTCCTGCCTGGTAGGAAGGCTGCCAGATATACGCCTGGTTGGCATCCTTCAGCTTGCGGATGGACGCCAGGTTCTTGTCGTTGATGATGAACGACGCGCTCTTGCGGTACGGGCGCTTCAGCGCATACACAAGGTTGATCATGTCATCAGCCTTGACTGTGGTCACGGTATCCTCCACAGTACCGCCGCCGGTTGCTGCGAACAGTCCGAGCGGCTTGCCTTCGCCGTCACCGTTGAGGAACGCGTCCTCTTCGGCGTTGGCCAGTGCCTTGCCGAACTGGGTGAGGATGTAATTCTCCAGGTTGAAGGCGTTGTCGTAGAGGAGTTCCTCGGTCACCTTGATGGCAACGTGCAGCTTATGCGCGTCCATAAGGATCTGGCTGAAGGTGGCGTCACCGAAAGTGAGTGCTCCGCCCTCCTCGATCCACGCCGCAGCCGGCTTGGTGGCTGCGATATTGATCTTGTGCTCGCCGGAAGTGGTGATCTTGGTGCCCAGCTTTCTCATGATGTTCTCTTCCTCGAGGACATCGATGAGGCGGGAGTCATACTCATCCGGGACGAGGTATCCGCCGTCGGCGTCCACGCCTTCCTGCAGGACATTGCTGACATGCTTGAAGTTGGAGCGGAGCGCCACCAGCATGGCGTTCTTATACTCGTCGGACGCCCTTCCGGTCTTCTCCGGCTTGCCGCCCATCATCGGCTTCGCGGTGATAGGGGTGTTCACGGGACGGGACAGTTCCGCATCGAGGGCGTCCATCTTCTGCAGGCGCTCGATCTCGCTGCCGTAATCCATGACCTTCTTCTCCATCTCGGAGTAGGTCTTCGCATCCTCCTCGGAGAGCAGGCCGTCCTTGTCCCTGCGGCTCTCCACGAATGCCTTTGCTGCGTTCCACGCCTGGTTTCTCTTTTCGATCATTTCAAGGATCTTGCTCATGGTATTTACCTCCAGTTTTTCATAAGGTTGAGCCGCTCCATCAGGGAGTCGGCGCTGACTTTTGTATCTGCCTGTGAATCCTTCTTTTCGATGCGGCATCTGGCGGCGATCTTGTCCATCAGGGAGTTGACCACCTTCGCCTCGGAATAAAGCATCGAGCCTTCCGTATTGTCCTTTTCGTCTTCGTCTTCATCGTCCTCATCCGGCTTGTCACGTTTCATGACCTCGTCGGCAAAGCCGAGTTCGACCGCCTTGTTCGCGTCCATCCAGGTCTCCGCGTCCATGAGGTGCGACAGCTTCGCGCGGGACAGGCCCGTCTTGATCTCATAGGCGTTGATGATGGACTCCTTGACCTCGGAGAGCATGTCGATGGCTTTCTCCATCTCAGCCGTGTCACCGAACGCGATGGTCGCGGGATTGTGGATCATCATCATGGAAACAGGGGATACGAGAACCCTCGTGCCTGCCATAGCGATGACCGATGCCGCAGACGCGGCGATGCCGTCGATCTTGACCGTGACGTTGCCCTTGTAGTCCATCAGCATGTTGTAGATCTGGGCGGCCGCCACGCAGTCACCGCCGGGTGAATTGATCCACACGGTGATGTCCCCGCTTCCGGCGTTCAGTTCGTCTTTGAAGAGCTGCGGCGTGACGTCATCGTCAAACCAGCTTTCCTCGGCGATCGTGCCGTTGAGGAACAGCGTCCTCTCC